TCCGGAGATCGAGGCCTGGACGGGTTCCTGGCCATCCACACCCAGGCAGCAATCCGCGCCGCCCACAACGCCACCTTCGACGACCGTATCGCGCGCATCGCCATCGCCCGCTACCACGGCAAGGATCTGGCCGACGCCTTCAAGGAATCCACCACCAAGGTCTGCACCTGCTACGAGTCGCGTCCGGTGCTGAACCTGCCAGGCAAGAAGCTGCCCACCCTGGCCGAGGCCTACAAGCACTTCACTGGCGAAGACCTGGTGGAAGCCCACCGCGCAATGCCCGACGCCCTTGCGTGCGCCCGCGTGTACTTCGCCCTGATGGGCGTGGCCATGCCTGCATTCGCCTGACCAACAGGAGCCCCGGCCATGGAACACATGCACAACGAAACAACACTCAACCTGCCGACCCTGTCATCCAAGGATGCAGCTCGTCAGTGGCTCGCTGACAAGCTGGCTGAGTACCAGTCCGGGGCCGAGCAGGTAACCGAGTCGCCGATCGAGAAGCGCCCACTGGTCAGCGGCCAGTGGCGCTCTCCCGACATGACGATCATCACCGACGCCCGTCGCCATGAGCAGGCCGCCAAGGCCCATCGCAAGGCAGGCGGTCGCCCACTTGGCTCTGTCGTTGAAGACAGCCCCGCACTGATCGAGCGCGCCCGCGCAATGGCCGGCATTGGCATCGCCAAGTCTACCGCCGCCAAACGCCTGGAGATCGGCACCACTCGCCTCGAGCGTCTGGCCGAGCAGAACGGCATCCAGCAGTACAAAAAATCCCCTAAAGCCGCCTGAGGATCACACGATGAACCTGATCAAGTGTGCAACCGTATATCGCGCTGACCTTCCTGAAGCTGCAGCGCTTGCCGAACACCTGGCAGAAGTGCCGTTCACTCCTGTACTTGAAAGCCACATTTCGTCTAGCGGCTTCATCCAGAACCCGGCTACTGAGCAACTGGTAACCGAGTTTCCTGGCGGTTTCTCTTTCCGCCTGCGCCGGGATATCAAGCCGATATCGGCCAAAGCAGTCGACCTGGCACTTGCTGACCAGATTTCGGCAAAGGCCAAGGAACTCGACCGCGACCTGACTAAGGAAGAGGTCGACCAGTTGAAGACAACGATCTTTGACGAGGCGATCAAATCCACTCTTCCTGAGCGCACCGAGCTCAATGCGTTCTATCACATCGACAGTCGCACCCTGATCCTGCCCACCAGTAACAAGCACTTGGCCAACGCCCTGTTGATCAAGCTGCTGGATGCGGTGGAATCAGTGGAAACCCGCACCATCCACGTCAGTGAAGTGAAAGGCGGCCTCACCGCTCGCCTACGCGATCACTTCGAGGACGAGGACAAGAAGTCTTTTCACGGCTTCGCTATCGGTGACTCGGTGGTGATGAAGGGTGACAAGGGCCGCGCCAGTTTCGATCTCGACAACCTCGACAATGCCAAACAGGGTGTGCTGGAAGCCCTGGCGAGCAACATGCAGGTTGAACGCCTGGAGCTCTGCCACGCCGATGCAGTGAACTTCAAGCTGACCAAAGACTTCCAGCTTCGCAGCATCACCTACCTCGCCAGCGATCAGGACGAAGAACAGGACTTCGACACTTACGGCGAACTCTGGGGACATACCGCAAGCGTCCAACTGCTGCTTCTGTCGGCCACTGTTCAGGCTCTCTGTGACCTGTTCGGGTATCAGGAAAAGCCGCTCGATGATGGCGAGAAAGAGAAGACCGGCAGCCAGCAGGATCTGCCGCTGGAGGATGACTCTCTCTACGATGCCGCCGTCGAGTTCGTTCGCGAGAGCGGCCGGGCCAGCATTTCAGCCGTACAGCGCAAGCTGAAGATCGGCTACAACCGCGCCGCCCGCATGATCGAAACCATGGAACAGCGTGGCGTGGTCACCGCCATGAACAGCAACGGTTCGCGCGAGGTAATCCGCCATGGGTAACTCTCGCACCGCTGACAAGTTCGTAGTCCGCATGCCTGATGGCGTTCGCTCTCGCGTAGAAGCCGCCGCCGACCTCGACCACACCAGCATGAACACCTTCGTGGTCCAGGCGATCGAGGAAAAGCTGGCTCGCGCCAAGCGCCAGGAACTTCTACTGGATGCCCTGGAGTTGGTTGCTTTCGGTAATGACGGTGGCCAGGTGCAAATGGCTCCCCGCCTGATCGGCTGGCGTACCGCCGACTATCTGGAAGAGACGAACGACCACAAAGTCGCCAGCAACTGGGCGTCTGCTGTCGCAGTCCTGCCGATCTTCGAAGGCGACACCATCACCAAGCTGCCGCATGTCCCTGTGGAGACTTCGGCATGACCGTCTGCTACGAGAAGTTCCTGCAGCAGAAGGTGCGCCTGGCTGAGCCGCAAGGCTTCGAGGTCGACCAGTCTGCCTTCCATGAACTGCTCAAGCCCCACCAGCGCGCCATAGCTGCATGGATGGTTCGCCAGGGCCGCGCGGCGTGCTTCGCCGCGTTCGGCCTGGGTAAGTCGATGATCCAGCTGGAAGTGGTGCGCGTCACCCGCCAGTTGGCCGGCGGCTATGCGCTGATCACCCTACCGCTCGGCGTGCGCCAGGAGTTCGTCCGCGACGCCGCCAAGCTGGGTATTACGGTGAAGTTCATCCGCCGCTTCGAAGAGGTGGAGGACGAGCAGACCATCTACCTGACCAACTACGAGACAGTCCGCGACGGCAAGCTAGATCCTCGCCTGTTCAGCGTGGCCAGCCTCGACGAGGCGAGCTGCCTGCGCGGCTTCGGTGGGTCGAAGACCTTCCGAGAGTTCATGGCGCTGTTCGCCGGCGACGATCGCGCCAACGGCGTCCGCACCGAAGGTGTCCGGTACCGGTACGTGGCCACGGCCACACCGAGCCCGAACGAATACATCGAAATGCTCGCCTACTCGGCCTTCCTGGGCGTGATGGATGTTGGCCAGGCCAAGACCCGGTTCTTCAAGCGCAACAGCGAGCACGCCGACCAACTCACCATCCATGCCCACAAGGAAGCTGAGTTCTGGATGTGGGTCGCGTCCTGGGGGATTTTCGTCCAGCGCCCGAGCGACCTGGGTTTCAGTGACGAAGGCTACGACCTGCCAGAGCTCGACATTCGCTGGCATGAGGTGCCATCCGACCATTCCAACGCCGGCCATGAACGCAATGGCCAGGGCCGCCTGCTGCGTAACACCGCCATCGGCGTACAGGACGCCGCAGCCGAGAAGCGCGAAAGCCTGACCGCCCGTGTCGCCAAGATGATGGAACTGCGCGCCGAGGATCCAGACGCCCACCGGATCATCTGGCACGACCTCGAGGCCGAGCGCCACGCGATCGAGAAAGCCATTCCCTCTGTCGTCAGCGTGTACGGCTCGCAGGATATCAACGAGCGCGAGAACGCGATCATCGACTTCAGCGACGGCAAGTTTCCCGAACTCGCCGCAAAGCCTGTCATCGCCGGCAGCGGCTGCAACTTCCAGCGCCATTGCTCCTGGGCCATCTACCTGGGCATCGGCTTCAAGTTCAACGACTTCATCCAATCCATTCACCGCCTGCACCGCTTCCTGCAGCTCGGCCGCGTGCGCATCGACCTGATCTACACCGAGGCCGAGCGCGACATTCGCCGCCAGTTGGAAAGGAAGTGGCAGCAGCACAACACCATGGTTCAGCGCATGACCGAGATCATCAAGAAATACGGCCTGTCCGTGGCCGCCATGGCTCAGCAGCTCACCCGCGCCATGGGCGTCGAGCGCGTCGAGGTCACTGGCCAGAACTATCGCATCGTCAACAACGATTGCGTCGACGAGGCTCGCCGCCTGGCCGACAACAGCATTCACCTGACCGTTACCAGCATCCCCTTCAGCACCCAATACGAATACTCGCCCAACTACGCCGACTTCGGCCACACCGACAGCAACGAACATTTCTTCGAGCAGATGGACTACCTGACGCCCGAAATGCTGCGCGCCACCGTGCCCGGGCGCCTGGCCCTGATCCACGTGAAGGACCGCATCGTGCCAGGTGGCATGACCGGCCTCGGCTTCCAGACCGTTTACCCCTTCCACATGAAGGTGGTCGAGCACTTCACCAAGCACGGCTGGGGCTACATGGGCATGAAGACCATCGTCACCGACGTGGTGCGCGAGAACGCCCAGACCTACCGCCTCAGTTGGACCGAGCAATGCAAAGACGGCACGAAGATGGGCGTCGGCATGCCCGAGTACCTGCTGATCTTCCGCAAGCCGCCGACCGACACCAGCAACGCCTACGGCGATATCCCGGTGGTGAAGGCCAAGCCCCTGTGCATCGACGAAAACGGCCAGGTTGTGCCCTTCGCCATGGACAAGAAGCTGACCGTCACCAGGGGCAACGGCTACAGCCGCGCCCGCTGGCAGCTCGACGCGCACGGCTTCACCCGCAGCAACGGCAATCGCCCGCTGACCGAAGCGGACTTCGAAGGTATCCCGCATGACGTGATGTTCAAGCTTTACCGCGACTACAGCCTGTCCACCGTCTACGACTTCGAACACCACGTCACCATCGGCGAATCGCTGGAAGTCACCGGCAAGCTGCCCACCGGCTTCATGCTGCTGCCGCCGCAGTCCTGGCACCCGGATGTTTGGACCGACGTTGCCCGCATGCGCACGCTAAACGCCGAGCAGTACAGCAAGGGCCAGGAAATGCACCTCTGCCCCCTGCAGTTCGACATTGTCGATCGCGCCATCGTCCAGTACTCGATGGAAGGCGAAACCATCTACGACCCCTTCGGCGGAATCATGACGGTGCCCGTCCGCGCGCTAAAGCTGAAACGCAAAGCGATCGCCTCCGAACTGAACCCCCGCTATTTCCTCGACGGTGCCGGCTACTGCAAAGGCGCCGAGGAAGACATGGCCATGCCCGACCTCTTCGCCCTGCTCGATGCCGAGCAGCAGGACGATATCGCCAAGGAATCCGCCGAATGACTTCCTTCAAGAAACCAGCTCCGCTGGAGTTCCACACCCAGTACGGCCTGGCCTTCGATGACATGGCCAACGAAATCAATGT